TAGTACTATTAACGATTTCGGCAGGGGATCTAAAGAAAGGAAAGAACACCTTTAAGGTTACTATACTATATAACATACCTGTTATAGTACCTACTTTGTTTTCAATACGCTTTTCCATATCTCTTTCTTTTTCAGAGACATGATAGTGGTTTGAATATAGTTTAGCAAAGTGGTGTGGCATATATTAATTATACACCTGGTTTGACAAACCAAGGTTTCTATGGTATAAGGTTTGGGGATATAAAGGTTTGGATCGTAATGCTTCAGTGGGGGCTACGGTTTTGGGGTTCGTAATGTCTTTTCGTAATAAGGTTTAGAGGTTTGGTACTTGACAAATATCCAAAAATATGTCACGTGCGCTTTTCACTCATCATCTTCTAAAAGATCGGTGATATCTTCAAACCCTGTATCCTCAATATCTAAACCTAAGATAAGCAGATCAAATGATTCGTTTATATATTTCTCTAGTGTTGGTGTGCTATTAATTATCCCCTCGGCATATGCAAAAGCAAGTGGCAAACCAAGATCATTGTATACAAAGAAATCTGCCAACTCTTCATCATCTTTATAATTTAACCAGAGTTGTCCTAAGATCAGGGCCTTACTTTCAAAAGTTGTTTTTGGCATAATTTGTACCTTCCTTAGTCTCTTTGGCTGATTCTGCTATTACCTGTAATCTATTATACACGACATTGGGTTGGGACTTTGCTAAGTATTCCCCCACTAATTCCAAATCAACTCTGAGGTCGGAAATCTCATTGCCAAGTTTATTAGCAACCTTTTCCTCCGCTGTCAGTATTCGTCTTATACGCATAGTCCTCCTCCATTATCTATTGTATCAAAAAGTAGGGGAAAGGGCAACCCCACGCTGCCCCTCCCCTGTAGGTCTAGGAGACCCAGTCCTAGACCTGCTCAACTAAAACTTTTGGAGCATATGCATTAATAAAGTCAACCCAGCCAATAACATTTCTATTATTGTCAATGATAGTTTCTTTAGCAATGTCGATGACTACCGTCGTTTCCCCCAGGTCATAGTTACTCCCAGTGATTGAATAAATTCCAAACCCTGTCTCATCAAGAATAGAATCTTGCATAAGGTAACTAATCATCATACGATTGAAGTAAGCATAGTCTGACCACCTAGGCTTTGCATGCTGCAGGGCCATTGCTAGGTCCCGCTGCCATTCAGTCTCACCCCAGTGGCTATATAGGACCACATGGGCCTCATCTTCAACATCCTTAAATACAAAATTAATACGGGCTCCCATTAGTCATTCTCCTTAAAAGATACGATTGATAGTTGGCTTAGTACTTCATTGAGCAGCGCTTCTTCATCTTCTGCCTCTGCTTCATATCTAAATGTCATGTAATCGCCTGTTGGCTCAAAGATAACTTCTACTTTAAATTCTGACATTATTCAATCTCACCTTCGAAATCAATAACTACCTTGCTAACTCGTCCGTCCTCGTTGAGTTGAACATAGACAGGGTAAAGTCCGTCACCATAGCCTGTGTTGAATACAACAGCAGAACCGATACCAAGTTCGCCATAAGAATTAGAAATGGTTGTGGCGCAAGCGCCGTGATAAGAATAGTCGCCTTGCTTTCCGTCTAACTCGAATGCTTCTCCGTCATTGGTATTCCATTGGTCAAGGTAGCAGGGGTCGCCTACCATTGCTTGTCCGCTATCTACCGCAAATGAACCTGCTAATACAAGTTCGTCTAATACATACTTCATTGGGTCTCCTTTATTGTTAGTCCTACTAAGGTCATTTCATCAAGTGTAGCACATTCTGTGCATTTTTCCAAATCGTGGTCTTGGAAGGAATCTCTAATAAGATTATCAGGGTCTTCCAGTTCAGCATGGCAGTTCTCACAGAAGTACCAGTTATAGCCAATACGGATTTGAATGGTAGTGTCAGGTGGGCACGGTACCTCAGTAATGAAGTATCCTAATCTATTTACAAATCCCCAGCCAGACCAGATATAGGAGCCACCGTCATCGCCATCCCCATACATCCAGATTTTGTCAGGGGATTGAGATTTAACAAACTCTACCTCATCACCATATGTCTCAAACATAATGCCACCCTCCCCATTATCAAATGAGGCATTTGGGTCTATATGATTAGTGATTGGTTTGTATGTAGTTAGCCATTCATCAAATTCCATTTCAATAAACTTATCCATTTTTCTTAGCCCTATCACTAATAGCAAAGGATAGTTGATATGTTAGGGCATATACCCATGACAGAGCGTCCATTTGGCCTTCCCAGTATTTACGCTCCATAGAATCCATTGCCTCTTCTGTATATTCTTCTTGCTCAACAGCGGCATTGTATTCTTTTTCAGCCTCAAGCATGAGGTTCTTAAGTTCACCATGGAGGATGTCTGTGCCTGATTCTCCAAGGTCAATGAGTTTCTGTAGTCGTGGTTCTAGGTCTGTTGTCATCATTACTCTAGTATACCCTCGGCCACTGACAAAATGTGGGAGGTGGCAATCATCTGTCCATTTAGAGATATATCCTCTATCTCCAAGTCCCAGTATTCATCTGAGTTCATATCTTCAATTAGTATCATTTCAGATTTGAGTTTCTCAGAATCTTGCTCCAGCGATAGGAGGTGCAGTTTCATGTATTCTTTAAGTGTGTTTAGGTCCATATATTAATTATAGGGGTTTGAGTTGATTTTTACAACTTGGCGGGGTGTGACTTTAATCACAGGTTCATAGTCAGGGGTAGGATCCTCATCTACATGTGTAACAGTAGCATCCCATTTGCTTAATAGGATTACATGAGATGATGCATGGCAAATGCAGGCGGGATCAATCTGAGGCTCAACTGATGCAGTAATCTCTATAAGAGCATCACAGTCAGTACATAGATAAGTAAACTTAGTCCACATTAGCAGTCCTCACAAGTAGTATCGCCATAGGTAATAGATACTCCACAGTCAGAGCACCAGGATTCATCATACATTCCCATTACTCACCCCAATACTTTATAATAGTATTCATAGTCATATGGAGATTACAATCGCAATCCCCACCATTCATGTTCTCCATGAATTCAAAGTGCGATAGGTTGTCCTCATAGATTTCTGTTACCAGTTCATCTATGGTGTATGGTTTGTGGGTTGTGGTCATACTGTACAAGACTCCTGACATATGTGATAGGCTTTTAGAGATGATACTGTCAATTCTAACATTTCGTCAGGGTATCTGTCAAGCACCCAATTAAGTGCTTCACCAGCAGTATTGAAGTCAGAGGCAGTGCTACTTTCTCCATAGCCTTGTATAGTTGCTTCCCAGCAGTCAACGCCACCAGGGGAGCAGGAGTATTCCATTTCGTATATTTCTACATTTAGGGTCATGTATTAATTATGACAGGAATCCTGGGAAATGTCAAGTCTATCGTAAAGATTTTTTGGTTTGATATTTTTGGGGATTTTTAATAGTCTTCGTAAAGATTTTTTAATTTGACATTTTTATGTCCGATATGTCTGAATTGTCCACACGTGCGGATTTTCTTTGCGATTCCGATGGGATTTGAACCCACGATCTCTACAGTGACAGTGTAGCGATTTAAACCAGACTAATCTACGGAACCAAATGGTGAGCAGTTTTTATTCTTACTCAGGAATTTTTTTAATTATGCAATCTGCAAAACATTTTGCACAACTTTTAGCAAACGATTCTTTTCTGCATTGATAGCAGGGTCAAATCCGCTTGCGCTTGCAAGGATAGATTCGTTAGAACCACCACGAGCAGAACGATACCAATCAAGGCGTTCAGTTAGTGCATTGAAAGCACCCCACGCATTACCAGCAATCATTCCATTGAATTCGCCAGTGTAGATGTCATTGATAACATCAACCTTGTTTTCCCATTTCTTGAAAGCACCCTTAGAATCTTTTTCAGGCTTAGGGTATGCAGCAAGAATGATGTTGTTGAAATCTTGTGCGGTGATTTCTTTTTGAATCATAGCGTTAGCCATAACATCAAAAGAGTCCATGTACTTATGGGCAAGACCCAAAGTTTCACGAGCAACGGCAACCTTACCAGAAGCGGTCTGAGTGTGGCGAATCTTGAAAGATTGCTTGACACCATTCTTTTTCTTAGTAGTGTTTAGTGCAAGGTTAAGAGTGTTAGCGCATACAACACGAACAGGTGTGATACTTGCTTGAATAGCGATTGAGCCATCGTGTGATGTATTGATAAGTAGATAAGTCTTGACCTTATCTGCAACACCGCTAGGGTCTAAGATTGTTTCACGCTCTAGTGCTAATGCACCGAATACGACACGACCACCCTTGATTGAACCAGCGGTTTCCCAACGACCTCCGCCATCGAGAATGTTATCACCGAATGAAAATAAATCTTCATTCTGCATAACATGATAACGCTCACCAACGACACCAAGAATGTCGGTCTGAGAGTTGTCAGTAGGATTGGTACGCAATACATACTGATAGTTTTTGTCACTTGTTAAGTGTGATGGGGTTTCCAAATCCTCAAGACGAACATTCCAATTAGAAAGGCTTGCTAGGTCTAGCATTTCTTTTGTTGTTTTTTCCTCTGTGAATACGGTACCCAATCCATGCCAAGCGGGTTCACGAAATGATGCGAATGAAGCCTTACCATTTTGTGTTTCGATTTCATGTGCCATGAGTTTTCTCCTTTTTTGTTGTTGAATTTTAAGTATAGCAGGACGGGCTGACAAATGCAAATCGGGATAGTTAAACATGGGACAAATTGGACATTCCTTAATGTGATTAAATTCACATGATCGTAAAAGTTATCCACAGACTTATCCACAGGCCCCACGTGTAAATTTTGCGGGAATTAAAAGTTGAGCAGTTTTAAAACATGCTCAGGTTTATTAGTAGCCCCCTACTAAATATCTATACGGTCCACACTGGATGATAACCATGTGACATCATCTGAATTGTAAGATACAGTATCGAAATCAATATCATGAATTAGATTCTGTGCACTTTCTTCATCTCGTGCATTGACTGTAATTGAATAAAGAACTGTGACTTCCAATTCAAATTCTTTTGTTAACTCAAATCCGCAAATATCTGCAATTGCTTGTGCAGTCTCTTCTGAAATGGTACCGTCGTCCAAGTTTTCTAAGGTCCACTCTTGCATTTCATTACGCATACGAGAGCGCTCTGCAGCCTCACCATATGAGCGCTGAGTTACTTTTTGAATGTGCTCTTCAAGTTGTTGAATGCGTTCTTTGTTTTGTACTAGAGTAGTTTCTAAAAACTCTCGTGTCATATAGTGTGTGTCTGTTGCTACTGTGATTGGTTGGTCCATGGGGGCCTCTTTCTGTTAGTTGGTTAATTCAATTGTACTGGGTGCCACTGACATTTGTCAAGATCCCTTGCGGGGAGTAGTTTATACACATACTCAGGTGTCTTATCTCAGGCATACCTACACATCAAGGCGTAGGGCTTAGCAGAGATAAATTATTTAGAGATAACGAGCAACCGCATTGTAAGTGCTGGTGCTAACTACTTCCTCATCTGTCATCTTGAGAATACGAATTGCGTTAGACATTTCATCTACCATCTCGTTGTAGGTGTGTCTGTGGATTTGCTCAAAATTACGCTCAGGTTCAGCAGGAAAGTTTGTTCCGCTTTCTACCTTGATGTCAAAATCAACATTGAGAGTTTTGTTCCACTCACGATAGTTCGTGCGTAGATTTTCTGCCTTTGAGATTTGACTAATAGCATACTTTACTAATTGTTCGTTCCAAGCCTTTTGTGCTTCTTGGAACTTTGCTTCGTTCTCATCTTGTGTTTTGTAGTTAGCCTCTAGTTCTGCTAACTTAGTTTCTAGTGCGTTGATAACTCTCTGTGTAGGTATCTTTACGCTAATTGCTTTTCCTCTTGCCATTGGGTCTGTTTCCTTTTCTTTGTTTTGTTAGGGGGTTGGTTGAGCAGTTTATTTATTATCTCATGCTCAGGAGATAATTGTCAAACTACTTGGCTGTCCAAGTTGTGTATCGTGGCTTGCCATTTACATCTAACTTGACACGAACATTTCCGTTAGCCTGTGGTGTGATTTCTGTGATGATACCACTTACCTTTGACTTTTGAGTTGTGTAGGTGTCGCCTACTTTGTAAGTTGCGGTTGCTACTGACATTTGTTTCCTTCTTTCTGTTAGGGTTTTGCTTACTATCTAATTATGACATTTCTTGGGAAAAATGTCAAGTCTAATTTGAGATTTCTCAAATAGTGAGATTACTTGCTGGTCTTGACCATAGCCAAACGGCGTGAGCCATTTGCTAGAACTAGACTAACTCTGGTAAGTTTATTAGACATTGGCTCAAAACTAGCAATACGACCTGTAATGCCTGTCTTGCTTGTCGTGAATAAATCACCAATTTGGTATTGGTATCCTCCAAGGGTCATTGTTCTGCCTTTCTGTTGTGGGGTTTTGCTTACTATCTAATTCTAGCAGAAAAATGTCAAAAATACCAATTCAGCGGAGGATTTGGGGTGTGTCCTTAATCACATCTTAAAGGCGTGTCGTGACTTGACAGATCAAAGATTTTGCCCACGTGCCCTTTCGGGATTACTACTGATACAAAAATAAAATAAATAAAAAAAATGCTAAGAACATCCATTGTGTTGAATTCATTTATCTCATTTCTTACTCGCAGAAAAAATTATGTCACTCTTAGAGTATACACAAAGTGAGCAAGAAACGCAAGCGCTTCCATTTGTTGAGATAAGCGGAATTTGTTTATTATTCTCAGGACACTTAGCAGCAGGCTTACCAATCATTTCTTTTACATCTGCTTGACCAATAGCAAAATTCTTAGCAAGGTATGCCATGCGTACGCCACTATTAATTTTTAGGTCTACTGCGGTTTTTACATTCTCGCTATCTGCAGAAAAGTATAGGCTTAGATTATCAATACCCTTGAGCATTAGAGCAGCACTTGCTACACGAGTATAAACCCAAAATTGAATTTCAGGATGATTAAGTATTACATGCTTCCATGCGAATGTGTAGGTATCGTTAAAAAAGTCTCCGTCCCAATGAATACGGAATAGTTTAGGAGCGTCTTTCTTATTGCAGTCTGCAACAAAATCAACAATCATTTCTTCAAGCAATGCTTTCATAGTATCATGGTCTGCGTCTTTAAGCAATGCCCAATTGTGTAATAGATTAGTTTTTACTGCGGGGAATAGTCTTTCGAGTTTTCCTGCGTAGCATACGCTTTCACATACGCTAGTGGCACCAGGGCACGAGAAAGCCTTTCCAGCAGGTAATCCAAATGTGTTTGCGATACTTGCTTGTTTTCCATTTTTTGTGACAAGGTTAGCCACCTTCCTATCTTTAGAGCGTTTTAGTTTAGTCATGGGGTTCTACTTTCTTTCTTTAATTATAGCGGAGGGGTCTGACAATTTTTTTCTATTGTAGGTTTTCTTTGACGGAACACTTGAGGCAGCATTAGATCTACGCAACTCCATAAGTCTGCGTAATTCCTCGGGTGTTTTCTTTTGTGTCATAAACTAATCTTAGCATACATGGGATAAAAATGTCAAATCTTAAAATGTGATAAAGATCACACGACGCACGTGGGCATTTTTATGCGGGGAAGTGCATAAAAATACTTTTAGTTATTCTATTGTTTCAATAAAAACATACAACGGAATTAAATCAGTGTAAGAATAATTGGCAAAGTCTAATTCATCAAATTCATTCTTAGTCTGAATACTCCAATTATCTGCAGTTGAATCACTTTCAATAAACATAACTTCAACAATGTCATCACCGACTTTAATTAAATCGCCAATCATTAATTGATCTGGCTTGAGTTCATCTGCAAAGATTAGTTCCATGCTATTTATTGTATCAGACATTTTACTTTCCTCCTACTTTTCCGTCACGATAAAAAATCTTGGTGTGCATTTTGCCATTAGGCTCTGAAAAATTGTAGGTTGCATAGTCATCTGCAAATCCCCAATCCACAATTTTATTCCACTCGGTCACTGCGCTAATTGCGTCTGAATAACGACCAACCCAATGAGGTGAAGTATCATTATCATAGGTTGCAGTAATTGCGTATGAGTATTCCATTTTAGTATTCCCTTTCAATAAGCCACGCATTTAGGTGGTGTTGTTCAATTATTGCATAAGCGGGGGCAGTAGTCAAACCCTTATAGGTTATTCCTTCGGGCATAGGTATTTCCAAGTCCCATAGTCCTGCGTCATTTACTGCGTCAATAGCCTCAATACATACCGATACCATAGACTTAGGCACTGGCGGGTAGTGATTAGCAGATAAGTGAATACCTATCTGAGTTTCTAAATCAAGATGAATACCAAGATTATCAAGTGTTCCGTCTGCCATTTCTGTTGCAAAATTACTTCCCATTATCGTGCTTCTCCGCTCATTAGTAGTTCAGGCTCACTTAGTAGCCCATTATCCCAAATAACACTTCCGTCATAGTCTAATAGTAATTCGTAGGGATTACACTCGCAAGTTTCTGAGTCAAAATCCTCGCCATTTCCCCAATACAAATTACCTTGACCATTACAAGCATTACAATTCTGTATCGCTCTTAGTGCGTATTCTAATTTATCCATTTTTTCCTTCTTTCTGTTCATACTGAAATCCTATCAGATAGGGCTGACATTTTCAACCCTACCCAACCACTCACCAAGACGAATGGTACGAAAAGGACAAATTGGACAATTCGGGTAGAGCAAGAATACGCTCTAATTGTTCAATAGTATTCTCTAGGTCACGCCAATACCATTGATCGATATCTGTTCCACCAAAGAAAAATCCTTCTTGTGGTGGCAATAGGCTAGGGTCTTTATTTTCTAAAGAGTGCTTACAAATCGCAAGCAATTCTATTAATTTATCTTGTGATACATAGTAGTCACCGCAGTCGTCAATTCCTTTTTGTACATTTTTGACAAACCAATTATGAATCTGATTAGCCTTGCGCCAATAAGCACAAGTCACTTCTACGCTTGCGCCATAGATATCTGTTGCGACATTGGATAATTGTGTTAATTCCATTAGGTTGTTGAATTGCGGATATACCGCTTCAGGTGAGTCATAAGATAATTCGTCATTATCTCTTAGTGCGTTCCAATTCACTTTTTCCAAGTGTTTCTTGGCTAGTAAGTACATATCTAATCCCATTGGATTACCTTCTTTCTTTTAGGCTTCTAGCCTATCATTTCCTACTGACAAAATCAAACCGACACGCCGTAAAATCTGGGGGAATATTAAAATGTGTCGTAAATCACCCTGTGTATAACCCTGTGGATAACCCCACGTGAAATTTTTGAGCAGTTTTAGATCATGCTCAGGATTTGAAAACTAGAATCCGTTTTCTTTTATGTCTTTAATTGCTAATCGCAATAAATAAAATGTTGAAATTAGCAAAGCAAGTTGCACAAGTGTTGTTAAAAATCTGCTCACGCATTTACCTCAATTCCTTTATAGCAAGCAAGAGCAAATCTATTTGCGTCAAATCTTGGATTATCAGTTTCAAACATTAGAGAAAATTCATCTACCAAATCAGCAAATAAAATTTCTCCTTGCTCATCAAAAACAGAAGTAGCAAAGTAATTGCTAAGAATTTCAGCAGTTGCGACATAGTCTTTTCGTGTCATCATTTATGAGCACACTCGCTTTCTATTTCGTGTCCAAATTCATCTACTAATTCCTCGTAGATTTCGTCTAAGTATTCTAAGTAATCGCTCATTATTCAGCCACCTTTAGAGTAGCCCAAGAATTGCCCTTATTGACTTCATCAAGGACAGGACCGAGAGCAGGCGCAAGCAAATCTTTTAGCATACTTTCAAGAAAGTGAATTTGAATTTCACTATCTAATTCTAATAGTTGCTTAGCAGTTGGATTATTTTCATCTACCTCAGTTATGAAGTGGAGAGAGTGTTTAATTGTTTTCATTTATTTTATTTCCTATTCTTTAATTTGAGGGGATAAGTGTGCCACGAAGTGTGCCACGAATTGAGAGAGTGTCGCAAGACATTTTGACCGCAACGCCTACTGGTAATTGAGTAGGATAAGTTGAGATAAATTGAGCAACCGCACCTTTAGAGGGCAGGCTAATTTTTTTAGTAGAACCATTAAAGGTTTCTAGTGTTATAGTGTAAGTCATTTTGACTTCCTTTCGTTTTTAGGTATAAGACTATCTTATACTATGGGGCTGACAATTAGTCTGCGTTTTTTACCGCTAGATAGCGATAGGTATCCTTTAGGTTAAATATTGAGGGATAGTGTGGGCGAACCTGAACCCGATAAGTATCACAATTAGCATACCAAACCTTATCGGTTTTTTCTGCGTCGATTATTTCGCCATTTATTGAGCGAGAATTGTAAGTCTTGCCAATTAGCAGACTTTCTACATTATAGACATTTGCTGACATAGTGTCACTTCCTTTTTTTCTTTAGATAGTAAGTATAGCATTTTTGGCTGACATTATCAAATCCAAATTCGGACATTTCCGACATTTTGAATGTGATACTCATCACACCGATTTTGCTATTTATTTAATTGTATAAGAGAATACTACCAGATAAATCTCAAAAAGTCAAGGCGACACGCCGTAAATGCGAGATTTATTTATGTGACCTTAAACACATTTTGCTTGTGGATAACCTGTGGATAAGTGCACGTGCAAAATTTGCAAAGTTTTTCTCTGCAATTTTGTTTTTATTTATTTTATTTCTTTACACTTAAGTAGTCGCTAATATTTACATACACAATGTATGCAACATAGGCTAATACTGAAACAAAAATAATTTTCATTTATGATCTCCAATTTCATCTAGCAATTCCCAAAGTATTGGCTCTAATTCTTTAGCAACCAAATCTAATTTATCTTGTAAGTTTTTCATAGTGGCAAAATCTCTTTTCCATAGTATCCAACTGCTTCAACTAAGTTAATTACACTTTTGTATTCATTACAATTAAAGCAAATTCTATTTTCTTTATTCATAGTGGTTGAGCAATAAACGCAGATATTATCTTGAAGGTTAAATCCTAACGCTTCAATTTCATTAAGGGACATAGATATTTTCATTAGTTATCCTCAACCTTCACGCTAATAGTAGCCCAATTATTGCCATTAAAGCGAATAGCAAAAGCCTTATAGCCTTCGGGAGTATAGACATCGCTTCTCTCAGTAGAGTAGTTAATTTCACCATTAAGGTGTTTTCTCACAAGAGAGCGAGGATAGTATTGCTGACCATAGAGCAGGTCATTTATTGAATAAGTTTTCATTTAAGTTATTACCTTTCTTTTCTTTACTTAGTAAGTCTATCAGAAGCCTCTGACATTTCCTTACACTTATTAGGGTTATCCCACCAAGGGAAGCCCTCATGGTAGGTAGCAGGGGCAAGGACTACCTGACCGCAAGGGCATAGGTTCATCATGCCTTTAGGGTAGTCGTGTATAGTAGCGAACCTATTCCAAATACTCATTAGTTAGCAACCTGACAAGAACCGCTAAGAGATTTCCAAGCAGACCAACCGCTAAGGCGGTCTGGGTCTTCTACCCAATAAGAGGTTATGTCTAATTCGCAATTAGAGCAAGTCGCATAGCGGTCATACTCATCACTTACGATAGATGATTTAATTGCTTCGTGTGTAGAGAAGCCTAGTTTTTTTAGTAGTGTTTGTTCGTTCATTTTAGAACCAACCTTTCTTTTTCTTTATGTAGCAAGTCTAGCAGAGGGGTCTGACAAATCGGGGCATTTATTCGCTAGGCTCACTGTGATTTATCTCACATTTATTTGCTAGGCTCACTGCCCGATTTATCCCTTATTTAGTTTTTCTTACTCCGTAAGTCTAACATAAAAATCTCAAAAAAGCAAATCGACACGCCGTACTACAAGTGTGTTTCTTATCACATTAGTTATCAACAGCCTGTGGATAAGTCCACGTGTGACACGTGCAAATTCGGACATTATGGACATGTGATTAGTATCACAAAAATAGTTTTCCGACACGCCCGAGAAACAGGTCAAAATGTCAGTGGTCTGTGTTAGACTTACAGTAGTAAGAAAATGAGAAACTCTCATTAAGAAAGGTGGTCTCAAATGACTACACTAACAATAACAAAATGCGTAGAGCATAAGCCTATGCTATCCGCTATCTCCAATGTAGGAGATGAGCAATTCACTTTCTGTATGGATTGTGAAAATAACATAGAGCGTTGGTATAACGATACCGACCCTGAAAGACTACCAATGTGGTCAGATTGGAGTGTATCTCTATGATAAACTCAGTTAAAACTATTGATTGCTCTACCTGTTATGGTAGAGGCTACATATTTTTCGGGGACAATGATGATTGTGCCATTGAAACATGTGATTGCGTATTAAATGATGAACTAAATGTAGATTGGATTAACTAAATGATAAATGTAACACTAACAACAACAACAGGCTCCACTAAGGGCATGAGGTTTGATACTAAGAATGATGTCCTGCTATTCATTGAGAAGATGTCCGATACACTGCCTATCGGTACAGCAGTGAATATTGACGCACCACTCATTGGAATACATAGTGGGTGGATACAGGGTAAGCGTCTACAAAACACATAGCCTTATCTATTAAAAGATTAGTGGGTCTATGGGCTCACTATTTTTTTTGATCATTTTTTGTTTATTTATGTATCATACATCTAAACAAAATATTCCAATTTACTCTAATTAAGAAATCTGAAAACAAATCTGAATTATGATATACTTAAACCATGAGAAAACAATACACACGAGTCCAATACGACGAAAACGGTTTAAAGCAATGCACAAATTGCCAGGAATACAAAGAGACATCTAACTTCCATAAATACTCTAAGGCTCAAGATAGTTTGAAACCTTGGTGTAAGGTTTGTGTAAGAGAATACGACTTGGCAGAAGATGATCCAAAAAGGGTTATGCCTAGAAAAAAGCAGGGGGAATTAATTCATTGTCGTAGATGTGAAAAATATCTAGATAAATCTAACTTCTGGCGTGGCTCAACATATTGTCGTCCATGCAAGGTTTATATAGGTATAAACTCTAACCTTAGAAATAAAAACCTGACTATAGAAAAATATTCAGAATTAGAAAAATCTCAAAATGGGGTTTGTAAAATTTGCGGGAATACAGATTATAAGCGTTTATCCGTAGACCATGATCATGCATGCTGTCCTGGAGAAAAAACTTGTGGAAACTGCACAAGAGGCTTATTGTGCTCTAGATGCAATAGAGCCCTAGGCTCTGTTAATGATGATGTAAAACTGTTACAAACTATGATACGATATTTAAATGGGGATATTAAATAACCTAGAAAATGCCTGTGGGGTTTATAGGGTTTTTCAGAATTGTGCTATAATAAGATCATGACAGAAGAAACCACATCTTTAAAACTTTGCTGTGATGCATGCACATGCACCAACTCTCACAGTTCTAAGCCACCAGTAGAAGAAGTAGAGTAATTCCATGGGCATAGGGTTTTTAGATAACCTAGAAAATGCCTGGGATGAAAATCTATTTCTGGAATCAAAACCAATACCTGAAACAGACAACATGGGTAGAGAAAAGTTTTGGGAAGATCTAGGAAGACCAGAATATGAAAACCTGGCTGTAAAAATATTTTCAGAAACTTGTTGCAAAGATTGTAGTTGCAAAAATGGATAGCGATCAACAACAACTAACTATAGAGCAAGCACAAGCAATTTTATTATTTCAGATTGAGCAAAAACTCAGGGTACATATAGCAAAACAAGTTGAGAACAAATTCCACGGAATGTATCATGACGCATCACACGTAATAGCACAATACATACGTAACATGGTCTAAAAGTATTTAGATCCGTCTGACTCTTCTAAGTTTCCAGGGCAAGAAAATTAATCTTCAACTCTATCCAACTCCCACATTCTAATATCTATAAACCCAATTCTAGATTTATCTGCTACTTCTTGGGAATCAGCCTCTATTGCAATACGAACACTTGTCTCTATATCAATTCCAGAGTTAAGTTTAGTGCCAGCATTCTTTTCATACATTTCCTCTATTACAGATAATATTGGTTTGTAATAATACTTAGGCAATTGCTCCACCCTCTTTAAGTTTGTCATAAATGTTTGACATCATAAAACCAAGACTAGCCTGGCTCTGCTCAATTTGTTTTTCAAGATCTGCTGCATTTAATCCAGCCTGAAGACCCATTGCTCGGTTATCCTCATTAATGCTATTTAGCATAATATTTACTGCTTCGTCTTTTGTCATACCCATTCCTTTTCTTGGTCGTAAGTTACAGAGTACTCCCCTGTAAATATTTCGGCGTACGAAATGATATCTCTATTATACCGTATAACGGTTTCTATGCCAACTTTGTCACATACATACTTAATACCCTTGACTAGTGGCTCAAACTTCATCCCCTGCCCTTCTAGGGCCTTATTTAAGGTATCCAGATATCTTTCCTTGCCATAACGTTTTGACACAAATGCTTGATCAACATATTCAAACCTTGCATCCCTATCATTATCTTTTGCAATGTCCGAATTGTCCATTATATACCTTAATGCAGGATGATCCATCCTATCAGACCAGTTTCGCATGTTAGGCTCATATTTTTCCATATTGCGTAGTGTTGAATCAGCAAAGGCCATGCGTATTAGGTCTGTATTGGAGGTTTGAACCTCTGTTGCGAACGAAATCAAAAAAGCGGTTGCGAAAGGAAACTTGTCGCTATAAGTCGTTATGCCGAAATGTACATTCGGATTGAAAGACTCAGTTGACATACCGTCTTCTAATCGGCGCATATGATTTCCGAGAGATACAAACTCTTGTCGATTCATATCGCAGTCGACGAACAAGCATTGCTCTGGATCTATCCCGTCGGCGAGACACAAAATGTTTTTGTCATATGAACCCACTATTTTCGAACCGTTAAAACGCTCTATTAATTTTGCGGTCATAAAACCATCCATGTCGGGAGATATAATTAAATTTTGAGAATGCTCCAGTGTATCAAGTATGTCCGTTTTCATTTTTGTTAAATATACCCCTTATAATAATCTTATTATGACAGTACAAGACTGGGCTTCGCTAATCGTAGCCATCTTAACAATTGTATCATCAATCGCTTTTGGAATCAAGTGGCTAGTAAAACACTATCTAATCGAACTTAAACCAAATTCTGGATCCAGTCTAAGAGATGCTGTCACAAGGCTAGAAATGGCTTTGGACGAACAAAGAGTTGACTCAATTAAATCCAGAAATCGTCAAGAAGAAAAGTTGGACGAGATGTATAAAATTTTAATTGATCATATCGCTAACACTAAAAAATAATTTGCTATATACTATATATAATATATAAAGATAGTTTTTAAAACTATAAAGATATCTTTCTTTCTTATATATATTTAAGTATACACTATCGCAATCCTGGCATATAAGACAAACCTTGACAAATCGGACATTACCTATTATAACAATTTGATAAACTTTTTATATCATGTCCGTTTTGTCCTTTATGGTATAATTTTCTTGTTGGCTAATACCTTGGTTTGTCCTATACCCACCGACCTTGGTATTAGTCAATTTTTATGGTATAATCACAGTATGCCTATTCACTCTTCTCTTGCTTTTGGTGCCGATCCAGTCACTATGCAGTGGAGCGTTGTTAGAGGAGATACTGGGACTCTAAGAGTAGAGTTCTATGAGGATAATGAAGTAGATTATTATGATACTACTGGGTGGATTTTTAGAGCAACTGCTTATGATCAATCTGGTAATGTTTTAGATGCCCTGGATTGTGAGCCTTCAGATGGTTTTGTAGATATTACAGCCCATCCTTCGGTTACAAAAAATTGGGGATCTAAATATTCATCAATCGTGGCTCAACTACCATTTGATTTACAGGTAATAATTCCACAAAATATTGAAGACACTGTTTGGACTCCTGTTATTGGAACCATTCAAGTATTAGGCGATGTTACCCCAGGAGGTACACTATAATGGCAGTTATTAAGATTGTTCCAATGCCAGGCGCAGTTGGAGACAAGGGAGACGAAGGAGCCGTAGGCCCTCAAGGTCCACAAGGACAAACAGGACAAACAGGACAAAACGGACAAGATGCACTATGGTCATATCAAGGTGCATACAACCCATCTGCTGCTTATGCAGTTGGAGATGTCGTAGTTTATCAAGGACAACTTTATTATACAAAGTCAGTAACAACTGCTGGAACACTTCCAACAGATACTGCAAAGTTTGATTTAATTGCATCAAAGGGTGCAGATGGACAACCAGGAACTGATGGTGCCCCAGGTGCAGATGGTTCAACTCCATTTACTTTGGTAGGTGCATATGACAATGGTGCATCTTACAATTTAGGAATTGCTGTTTATTATAATGGCGGTACATATGTAAGAACTGGTAATCCACTTAATCCTGGATACCCTCCAGAAGTAGGTGCTATCAATGCTTCATGGACACCTATTGCAGAAAAAGGCGCAGATGCTGAATTGCCAACGGGAGCAACAGGAACATTCCAAACCTCAGACAGTAAAATAGTTTCAGTAGTCAACGGAATCATTACATCTATAGAGCCACTGACTTAATATAGTGAGATAATAACTCCATGGCTGTTTCTAAATCTATGGACTTTCCAGGTGCAAAAAAATCATCTTATGCTGCACAAGTAGTTAGCCAAACCTCTCAAGTTACAGAAACACAGTTATACCCAGATTCTGCATTAAACTTTGTTCCAGTCCCTGGACCACAAGGCCCACCTGGGCCAGCAGGAAGAGATGGAGAAAGAGGCGAACAAGGTTCCACGGGAAACATTGGACCCAAAGGCGAAAGAGGCCTGCCAGGCAAAGATGGAGAAAGTTCTTTATCGGCATCTGGACAGCAGGCAGGTTGGGCATCATATACAAACAACGCAACCAAGCCTATAAAATTAGGAATTACCCAAGGTGATGATGGATGGGTCACTATTTGGCTTGACACTAAAGATAAAACCCAGAATGAAAAATATATGCCAAAAGGCTGTACCAGTCTTTGGAACAGCCATCAACGAATGCTAAACTTTCACGGTATAAAAGAAGGGTCCCAAGTATTCGTAACATACAACTTCGAACTAACCACCTATACACCTAATACTGAGGTTTGGCTAAGGACATATTTTGCAAGCAAGGATCAGGAGTTTGTCCAGTTTGTTGGATCTTTAAAATATCAGAATGTTTATAATCTTTCTGCTACCCAGCAATTTTTTATAGAAGATTCTGTCATGTGGGGCAATGGTGCTATACCACAGATTAGAACAGACTTTGATGCATCAGTAATACTCAATTCTATCTACGTCAGCGTGGTATAATAAAACCATGGCATTTCCAGCGACCTATGACTTTAACTACTATAAGGGTGATACTTTTGAATTTCGTATCTACCCGAAAAAGAACGATGGAACGGTTTTTGATTTAAGTACTTTTTATATTCCAACAAACTATGCCAACACTCCAGATGATGTAACAGATACTGTTGCTCCATATGATAGTGCTCAGTTTACTATTGCAAATGTTCGTGGTTCAGCAGGAGTCCCAATTAAATGTTTTGCTAGGGTATCAGATGACAATACTTTTGTCCAGTGTGCAATTAGACCAGCAGAAGGAAATCAATTAGTTGCTGGAACAGAATATGTGTATGACGTTGAAGTTAAAAAGCCAGCAGGTTCTGCAGGTAGCGGACAATATGAAATTGTTCAAACCTTGTTAACTGGAACAATAACAATTACAGATCAGGTTACAGGCGCTACGTCTGCAACTTCAGGTGCTTAATGGCAGACATCCTATTATCTACCGACGACTTAACAATTTTTGGGGGACCAGAAAACATAAGCCTTGACCTAGACATAGGACCACAGGGTGATCGTGGAAGTATAATCATTGGTGTTCTTGGAGATCCAAGAGATACAGGTGTTGCATCTACTATTGTTCAAGATACCCAGGCTCTTGACATTGCTATAGACTATAACCCTTATTCGACAACTTATAAGACAGTTTTTCAAAAAGTTTCTACTGGAGGAGCATTACAGTGGACCCCTCTACTTACTTTAAAAACAAATTATTATTCATCTGTTAAAGATGTAACGGCTGTAAATGGAATTCTTACAATACCGCCAATTAATTTGACAGACATTGCAGACGAGATAAACCTTACATCTGCAAACTTTAGTATTCAATATTCTATTTCATCACCAACAGGAGGACCTGCTTCAACAAGCCTTGTAGTCAGTGATGTAATAGATAGTCCAATTAGAGCACTACCACTTCAAATAAAGGGTGTAGAATATATTGATAACACTTGGCAGCCAATGGCTGGTCCAAAGCGTGTTCATTTATTTATTACGGTGGTATAATGGCAAGAGGTGATTTATAGTGGCAGAAGAGAATATTGACAACACCGTTAGTGGTAGCGGACTCTTCAATACCAAAATCCCTGGACTTTCAGACGCAGCCGATATTCAGGCAGCCCTAAGACTTTATCACTATGGATCTTATACTTATGATGGCGCCAACACAGATACTGGGCTTCTTTTAAATCCATCAATTGCAAAACACCTTCAAAACCTTGTAGATGCAGATACAGCCACTAATACATCACTAACAAACCACATATCAAATACCGAAAATGTCCACGGTATTGAGGATACAGCAGATTTAGCAACACAATCATTTGTCAATACAGCAATTACTAATGCTATAAGTGGTGCTACTGGAGGATACCCAGCCCTAGCAGGAGACGGTATTGATTGGAATTCTGTTGATTTACGATTTGATCTTGAACCACAACTATTAAATAATAATACTGTAATAACTAAGTCATCTGGATTTACTTTAGATCCCGTCGATGTTAATAAAACTATTTTGCTTTCTACATCATCTCCAATGAATTTAACTATCCCACTAAACTCTTCTGTTAATATTCCTGTTGGATATAAGTACACTTTAGTTGAAATAGGATCTGGTAAAACAACTTTTGTTCCAGCATCAGGTGTAACAATTAACAGCAAAAACTCACAACTATTTATTGATACACAGTATGGTCAGGCAACATTGGTAAAGGTTGATACAAATAGTTGGGTTGCTTATGGAGATATTTATGAAGGTGCTTCAAGCCCAACACCTGTAGCACCTACACCAGTTGCTCCTACTCCTGTAGCCCCTACTCCTACGCCTACTCCTGTAGCGCCTACTCCTGTAGCACCTACACCAGTTGCTCCTACTCCTGTAGCACCTACACCAGTTGCTCCTACTCCTGTAGCACCTACACCAGTAGCGCCTACTCCAGTAGCGCCTACTCCAGTAGCGCCTACTCCAGTAGCGCCTACTCCAGTAGCGCCTACTCCAGTAGCACCTACTCCAGTTGCTCCTACTCCTGTAGCACCTACACCAGTAGCGCCTACTCCAGTAGCACCTAATAATTTTGCTTATGCAACATTCTGTACTGATTCAGGACCAGACCAAGCAGGAGAAGGTCTCAACTTTACAGATTGTGGAAGTTTAGAAGCCTTTATTAATGGAAACTTTGTTGGTGTAAATAGTCTTGTATGTCAGATAGGTTCTTACCCAGCACTTCCTACAAATTGCGGGGAAACTTCAGGAATTTGGTATACATTCTGTGGTAACGTATCAGCAGGATATAATCCAGGAACTGTTATCGGACCAATATTTGATTCATCACAAACATGTTCTCAAGCACTAGCAGAACAAACATCATATGGAGAAATTGGGTCAGGCTGGAACTGTGCAACTGGAACTTCTGGATCTTCTTCTGTACCAGCAGCAAATTGTGGAGCCACTCCTACTCCTGTAGCGCCTACACCAGTTGCTCCAACACCAGTAGCACCTACTCCAGTAGCACCAACACCAGTTGCTCCAACACCAGTTGCTCCAACACCAGTTGCACCTACTCCTGTAGCGCCTACTCCAGTAGCACCAAGTTGTGTTCCAGCCGATGCATGGTCATACAACCAGTCTAAGTGTCAGTCATGCGGATATTACTTCAGCACAGAATTTGGAGAGTGCTCAACAACTCCTTGGAACACGCCAACACCAGTTGCTCCAACACCAGTTGCTCCAACACCAGTTGCTCCAACACCAGTTGCACCTACTCCTGTAGCGCCTACTCCTGTAGCACCTACTCCTGTAGCGCCTACTCCTGTAGCACCTACACCAGTTGCTCCAACACCAGTAGCACCTACTCCAGTAGCACCTACACCTGTAGCCCCTACGCCAGTAGCACCTACACCAGTTGCTCCAACACCAGTAGCACCTACACCTGTAGCAGCAACAGGAGTTCAGTGCACAGCCTTTGACATAAGTATTGGTGCATGCACTGGTGGAGGTTGCGATAATAGTGGCTGTGCTTCAGGTGGATCATGTAGTAATCCACAAAATTTTGCGGGATCAGGATGCTAATAAAATGAAGGAGACAATATGTTAACAGACTCAAGTATTCTATATTCTAGTTACGAAAATGGACCAGGAGGAGTTCCTTTAGTCTGGGTTATAGATGGTCAGTGTGTATATGATATTCCCACCTCAAATGAGCATGCAGAAATGTTTGTGTTGAGTGATGAAGTTTTGGATATTTCTGAAGATTATCCAGACCATGAAGGCATTACCGTTAGATTTGTTAAAGATGGAGAAACGGTTAATGAACTTCAAACATCTGAGTATTTTGGAAGCATACTTCTTAGCAACCCACAGGTCTTAAGTCTTTTTGACTACCCTTATGGAAGATACGTAGTATCTCCAAATGCTACATTTGATGGAGAAAAATTTATTATTTTGGGCAGAGATACTTCGTTGCTTATGCCGTGGCATCCAAGTCAAAATAAAGACTAATAACTTTTAGTGTATAATAGTTTTATAACGACTAAAGGGGACAATAATGTCAAAATCAAAATGGCAAGAATATAAAGAAAAAAATGGAGTTACTCCATTAGACATACTTAATCCAAACACAAAACATGCCTCTGAAGATTTGGCAACCACAAGACTATCTATTTGTAAAGTATGTCCAGAATTAATTAAATTAACCACACAATGCAAAAAGTGTGGCTGCTTTATGGCTGCAAAAACAAAATTAGAAGCGGCAAAGTGTCCAATTGGAAAATGGTAAAATGGAAAAAAACGAATTATGCCCTGGAATTTTTGTTTATAGTAATGTTATAGAAAATTTTATTTTTGATTCTTTGATTGAAGATATTGAAGAAGGGATGAAATATCTCAATATACAGTGGCAACAGTCTCAGGTAGAACACAAAGAAGGCGTAACAGTTGACACTAATTCAAGAGATACACAAATTATTGGTGTAGAATATCGAGATCATATTGTTGAAAATTTTTCAACACCACACGAAGCGTTTTACTTAAATCTTTCAAATATATTTTTTAAAGCGTTTAATCCAAGAGAACATGATTACAAGTCTATGTTTGGCTGCCAGACTACTTGGCACGATCAGTACGGAATTTTAAAATACGGTGTTGGTCAAAAATTTACTAATCATATAGATGATCACATAAATCATCATAGAAGAATTTCTACAACGTTTTATTTAAATGAAAATTATGAAGGTGGAGAAATTATTTTCCCTAGGTTTAATGTAAAATATAAACCGAAAAAAAATGAATTATTAGTTTTTCCTTCTACGTTTGTTTATAATCATTCAGTATCTCCAGTTCTTGAAGGAGAAAGATACGCAGTTGTTAGTTGGATGCGATGAAAGAGCCACAACTAGTTGATAAGATTTTAAGCAAAGAAGATTATGACAGGCTAAAGGATGCTTTGGTAAATCCTAAGAGTTTTGGGTTTGATCCTGGCTTTAGTAGATATTGTATTGGGGATGGTGGACTTCCGATTCTAAAAGAATTAGCAGACAAACTGGTTCCTATTGCAAGAGAAGCCTTTGATAGCGAAAGATTATTACCTACATATACATTATTTGCTCATTATGAGGGGCAAAATCCAGAACCAAGTTTGTACAAACACAAAGACGACAACGCATGCACCTACACTCTTGATATGTGTGTTTATCAGGTAGAGCCATGGGATATTTACGTTGATGACAAGGCCTATACTCTTTATCCAAATCAAGCCTTGGCATACTATGGAAACGATCAGTTCCATTGGAGAGAAAAGTTTCCAAATCCCGAAACAAATCATGTTGCAATGATTTTCTTTCATTTTGCAGAACCAGATCACTGGTGGTTTGTCAAGGGTCCAGAATATTTGCAGGTAGTAAGAAAACAAATTACAGAAGAACAATGGAGACTCCAGTATGAAAACAAATAAGATATTTTTTCAACACTGGAATCCTTGCGGGTTAATAAATCAAGTAATGAGTCTAGAGTTAGCAATAGGTATTTCACATGAAACAAATGCAACTGTTGTAGTTCATAATGCAAGCAACAAGGGTGATCATTTATTTGATTTTAGGACTGTTCCAATTCACACTCCTTCAAGATTTCATAACATTCAAAGAAAAGGATTTACAAATCCAGACCAGTTTCCACATCTATTAGATTTATTAGACTTTGATTCAAATTTAATTGTAATTGATCAAAAAATAGACAACTTTAAGCAAGAAGAATTAATAGTAGACGATATGTTAAATAACTACTACTACAGTAATAGCCCAGAAATAACAGAAGATGAACTGGCATTCGCTGAAGGTAGACAAAGATTGCCACTAGATAGACCAATACATCTAAAAGGAACATTAGGATGGTACTCAAGATTCTTCTATAACAGAAGCCCTGAACTAGACAAGGCATTATCTTTAGTTAGGTTTAAGAAAGAGTACACAGACTTGGCCAAAAAGATATCTAATTCTTTAGGCAGATTTCAAGGTATGCATTTAAGACTAACTGACCATGTGCACATGTTTGAAACTACTCAAGAAATGTTTGAGTCTTGGATTAATAACTTTGAGAAAAATAACTTGCCAATAGTTTTGTCAACAGATGAACCAGGGCATAAAATGGTTGAAGATAATAAGCATAGATTTATGCTATTAGATGAATACATTGTTAATAACTTTGCAGAAGACTTCAAATCCTTACAATTTCAGGATGAAGTAGTTTTTGGTTTAATCTGTAATCTAGTTATGCATGATTCAGAAACTTTTGTTGGTACATCAGGAAGCACCTATACTGCATATATCCATAGAAATAGAAATCAAACTGGTATTGAAACTTGGAATTTCTTTGATAATCCAGAAACAACAGAAGGTCACCCATATTCTTGGAATGGTTATCCACTAAACCCTGGCAGAAAAATGTGGTGGAGAGAATGGAAGGAGTCTAGATTAACATGAAAACAGCATTAGTGCTTGGAGCAGGGGGCTTCATTGGAAGTCATATGGTAAAGCGTTTAAAGTCTGAAGGATATTGGGTTAGAGGTGTTGACTTAAAGAATCCAGATTTTTCAGATACTTATGCTGACGAGTTTATAGAAAGAGATCTATCTCTATATGATAATATGGAAAAAGTGATTCAGTTTAAAGGATATTCTGGTAACTTTTATAATGAAATTCCTTATAAGTTAATAGCATCCTTTGATGAAATATATCAGTTTGCAGCAGATATGGGCGGAGCAGGATATATTTTTACTGGAAATAATGATTCTCAAATTATGGAAAACTCTGCACTTATAAACCTTAATCTTTTAAGAGCACAATCAAGATTTAATGAAAAATATGCAATTAATAAAACCAAGATATTTTATTCAAGTTCTGCCTGCATGTATCCTGACTACAAACAGTTAGATGTTAATAATCCTGGACTTAAAGAGTCTGATGCATACCCTGCAGATCCTGACAGCGAGTATGGCTGGGAGAAACTATTTAGTGAGAGAATGTTCTTAGCATTTAATAGAAACAACAAGATCCCTGTAGCCATTGCCAGATATCATAATATTTATGGACCAGAAGGAACTTGGGATGGTGGAAAAGAAAAAGCACCAGCAGCAATATGTAGAAAAGTTATTCAGTCAGATGGATTTATAGAAATTTGGGGGGATGGAGAACAAACCCGTTCATTCCTATATATAGATGAATGCATAGAGGCAACAAGAAGACTGATGGAATCAGATTTTACTGGGCCTGTTAATATTGGTTCTGAGGAAATGGTTACCATTAATCAACTTGTAGATATTGCTTGTAGTATTGAAGGAAAAACTTTAAGCAAGATGCATATCCCAGGTCCTTTGGGTGTTAGAGGAAGAAACTCCAATAATGACTTAGTTAGAGATAAGTTAGATTGGGACTATTCCATGTCTCTTAAAGATGGAATAGAAAAAACTTATAACTGGATCAAGGATCAAATAAATGGATAAGCAAGAAGTTGTAAAAGAAGTTTTTCTTCAAGATGGTATTGGAGCACAATTATGGAGAAAACTATACTTAATGTCCTATGCAAAATATTATAATTTGTTATTTGAAGATACACCAATTACAGATTTCTTAATTCATGAGTCTGACAAAGTACACAGTGAAGAAGAAAAAATTGAATTTATAAATAAATTTAATACTATAATAAAAAATCCATGGGAAGGTATAGATTTTTCTAATCAAGACAATTTTGTTCTTTCCGAAAAGGTTGGACTGGGATACGAAAAACTACATCTAAATGCAGGAGTAGCCCCAGGACCCTGGCCATTTTTAGAAGTTGCCAAAGAATTTAGCACAATAGAACAAACTGAAAACAATGTAGTTATTCACATACGAAGAGGCAATGTGATTCCAGAAAATCCAAGGTGGGTAGATGAGTCTGTCTATATAGAAATGCTAAAACAATTACCAAACTTTCTAAAGAAAATAAACTTTGTTCCAGACAGAGTAATAATTTTAACAGATGCTCCAGATTCAAACAAAAAGTTTAAGCCTATAAATCAAAATCAATTAGATAAGTGGAGACAGCCTTATTTGCACAAAGACGAAAACAATTCTTTTGACACAATTTCCTTAAACTTTGAATTACTTAAAGATGCTTATCTAGGTATTGAAATTTTAAATAGTTTAGATACTTACACAGCATTTACTATGATGGTGATGGCAAAAGTCTTAATAACTGGAAGATCTGCATTTAGTCAATCTGCTGGTCTGCTATCAAAAAATACTGTTTTGTCAGTTGACAACTATAGAAGTTTCTTTTAAAGTGTGCAATAAAACACCCCCAGGGATTTCTCCAAGGGGGCATTTTTTTTTATATATTACTTAGGAAATTTAGCCATCCACTCTTTGGTCCTTGGGGTAATACCCTTCCATGAAGACCAGTCTTCTCCGCCCCTAGACATGTAGTATGCAATCTCAGCATTTTTGACGGGATTGAACAATTCAGCATTAGAGTCCAAATCAAACTTATCCCTGCGGTCTGGGCCCAGTCTATCAATCATATTAATTTGGAACATTCCATAAGAGGAGTCCCCAGTCTTATGGTTGCCATTAAACGCCAAAGGCCTACCATTAGATTCTTTCTTGGCAATGGCCCAAGCCACTACAAGATCTTGCCCCTTAAACCCTATAAGGGAAAGGAGTTGCTTTAGTTCAATGTCGGTCAGAGATGTCTTATTCTCAAAACTCTCTAGCCTTTTTGCCTTAGAAACCAAAAAAACCTCTTTCGAGGCGTTTCCTTGCTCTTGAGCCTGTTCTATGCTCAAACTATTTTTGTCACCTATTCGTGTTTCAGCATTAGCAGCGTTTGACAAAGTCGCTACTAAAGTCAGTATGCTGAGTATGCTAATGATCTCTTTGTTTCTTTCGATAAATTTAATCATAGTTTCCTCCTTAGAAAACAATAACACCTTGGTAGGTGTTACTACCAAGTATAACAT